CAGTACTATCATCTATTTGATATCTGATAATATCCCCAGTTTTAATTCCACTGAATGAAGCAGGGGATCCAATAGTTGCAGTTCCTCCTGTAGTAATTTTAATGATACCTGGTCTCGATATTCTATCGAGTTGAGTATCTGCTAAGAATGCGGTTTGAAACCCAGAGATTGAAGTTGATTGATGAACAGATTTAATATCCGAAGTTTGATAAGATCTGACAGTCTTAATAGTTCTAGAAACCAATTCTGAACCATTAATTAAAATCTTCTCACCAGCAGAAAAAGTTCCTGAGGTTTGTTTAATTTGTATAATCTCAGTGTCAGACCCAGCGGAAACTGCATATCCACTCGCTCCACTACTCTTACCTTTTATGTAAGATGACTGGGGAACATCTGTTGAACTAACGCTTTGATTTAAAGTTAACTCTGTATATGTTTGTACATCATATAGATACAAATCCCAATTAGTGGATGGATTCTGATATGCAGCATCTGTTAAATTGAATGTATATACCTGAGCATCTCCAATAGTAACTCCTGCTGCGGTCTCAGTACTATTCTTTCTTTCTGATTGGAGATATACGACATTATTTTGTTTTGGAGATCCTGTTACATTGTTTACTCTTAACAGGTTACCCATTTCAAATGGAACATTTGAAATAGAGACCGTTTCCGTGGTTCTTGGCTTCTCAACATCAATGATTTCTATACCAGTTTTTTCTATATCATATCCTCTAACATAAGCTTTGCCTGGAGATAATTTAATACTCAATAAATTATCCGATGGGATATTGCCTTTATCTGTTTTTTCAGTATCAAAGAAGACACCATCATTACCTAATCTATCATTTAAAGAATTTTTTATTTTTATTTCAAATGGGGTTGTTGTATAATCTCCAGATTCATCATATGTTCTTTGTGCCAAATAATCTTTAATTATGTTATAGTTAGATTTAATATCTAACTTTTTGATTGCACCATCTTTAACTCGTAAAATCTCAATGAAATCAGTATCATTAGTATCTGACAACAATTTCTTTGTAAGAACTAAAGATATCTTAAATCTATCTGCTCCAGGAGCAGCAAAATTTGTAAATCCCTTTGCATTATCATAAAGAGATGAGTCGTCCTTAGCAGTTATAATTTCTTCATTGACTTGTAAACCGACCCTATATGAAGGACTATTTGTATAATAATCTAAAATTATAGTCTGCTTTGGAACTCTAACGAATGCCCCTCTAACAAAATAAACTCCCTCATTAATTGACGCTGAAGAACCAATTTTTGTTGCATCAGAAGAAATAGTTGTCGCAAAAGTTGTATCAGCGTTAATTGTTGTAGTTGAATATGTAATATTTTCAGACGCCGAAAGAGGTTCATTATCCTGAAAAGGATTGAACTCATAATTTGAATCAGAATTAAGATATTTAACGTATAAGGTTGGATATTCTACTTCAGAATTTGGAAGTTGTGCAAGTTGCACTGATGCACTAACTCCAGAATTTTGTCCAACAATTGTTTTCCCAACAAGTTGAGACAAATAAGTAGATATGCTAACTCCGAATTGAGTTAAGTTTAACTTAACTGCATATAAATTATTGTCAAAGGTTGTACTACCTGGAATAACTAGCGAACCTTCTTTAAAGACGTGACTTCCAAATTTCTCTACTTGGTCTTGCAATATAGATTGTAAAGTATTTAATTCACGAGCTTGTATTGGCTTTCCTGGATTGAATAATACTTTATAGTAATTTTTATCTTTAGCACCTACACCGGATTCTAAAAAGTCATCATAATATGGACTTACATTTAAATTAGTTTTTTGAGCCATTTTTTAAAATTCCAGGATAATTTTAACGTCTTCTTTTTGTCTACTGTTTCTTTCAACAGTTTTTCTATTGTCAATATAAATTACATCTCCAGACTTACTATTTATCTCGGGATTAGCAAGACCTCCATTAAACACTACTCCCAAATTAATAACTTTATTTGAGATAGTTGTAGTTATTCCTCCAAATCCGGTGTCAATAGTTCCACTGAATCCTCCCCCAGTTTTTGTGATGTTGCCAGAATCACCTTTAAACTTTAAAATAGTCCCATTAGTATCATAATAAGTTCCAATATTAGTAAAATCTATATGACCATAGGTAGATTGATTATAAAATAGTGATCTATCTTGATAATATTTAATTACTGCAGTATTTCCTTGTTCATCCAAAATATCATACGAAGCAACATATGCTAAGGCAGTTTTCCCATCAGAAGTTTGTTGTATTTTGTCTCCGGGAGACAGCGAACCACTAGAAACATTAACCTTCATAGCATAGAGTGCAGAAAACTCATTGGTAGAGTAAACTGTAGTATTAATGCCCGTTGAATCGAAAACTGTTGGATTCTTAACAATTCCAATTTGAGCAAATTTAGTATCTATTGGAAAATCTTTTGTCGAGTCATCAAATCTTGCATAAATTAAAACTTTATCTGCTCCAAGTTCCTCATAGATATCAAAACCATGCCCTTTTGACGGAGGGATAATTGGGATTAATTCTGCATTAATTTCTGGCAGATTATTTGGATCTGTTCCCAAATTTATCATTCCATAAGTATATCCCCTTCCACCAGAAATTACTGTAACATTAGTAATTTTATTATTATCAACACTTAAAGAAACTTCTCCACCAGTTCCATCGCCAACTATTTTTGCTGTATCGCCATCACTTATGGAATATCCCTTTCCTTGATTTTGGATGTAAACTTTTTTAATTTGATTTTCATTTACATCAGAATTGCCATTTGTTCTAATTGCTGAGATTTGAGGATCTGTTGATGTATCCCAATTATTTGGAACTGTAATATATTCTGTAGTATCAAACTTTACAATATCACTTGGAGAAATAGAATACAAATATTTCCAAGTATATCCATCACTCAATTTGGTTGGTTCCAAATCAGTAAAAGATGGCTCTACTGTAGATGCAGTACCATTTGTGCTTATTCCAGATGATCCATTATCAATACAAATATAAACCCTATAATCGGAATTAACCACATAATAATCAGCATCATATAGTCTCAAAGAGTTAGAGATTGGAGATGGATTAAGAATACTATAATCTGACCTATACATCTCATAAGTTAGTCCCGAAGTCCAATTAATTCTCCGTATTACTCTTCTAATATTGGCAGTCGTAATTTTTTTTCCAAAAAGCATCGTAGATTCATAATGATTTAATCTATCAATATTATCAACTGGATTTGGAGTTGTTGTATCCCAGTTACTATCTCTACCATACCCACTAGATGTTGGATTTGTTAATCCAACAAAAACATAATATGAATTTGAAGAATCATTGACAGAATCTACAAAACTTGTGGTATTTAATATTCTAAATTGATCCGTTACAAGAGCAGGCATGTGAATATTGTTTTTTCTATATTTATATTATGAAATAGGACCTATGTTTCTTAATCCTTCTCCTCTTCTTTGAATTGTTGGGAATGTTGTCAATCCTGAAGAAACTTCATATGCAGAAACTCCTATTGATATTGGAGATGCTCCTCTAGTTAAGTTGGATAATCTTCCCCAAGAGAATTTTCCAACATAGTTTCCAGTAGTGGTTGCTATTCCAACAAC